AGTGTGTCTCGACGGTGCCGGGTTCGGATTCCTGCCGAGACGGCCACGGCCACGGAACCCACGTCGCGGCCACCGCCGCCGGCGACGACTTCGGAGTGTGCCGGGATTGCTCGATTCACTATTGCCGCGGCCTCGATAATCAGGGCCGAGGATCCGACTCCTCGATCATTGGGTGCCTGAATTGGGCGCGAGGCCTCGAGCTCGAGGGCGTTCGGGTGATCAACATGAGCCTCGGCGGAGACACCTCGAGGGCCTTCGATGAGGCCGTTTGCGAAGCCGTCGCCGACGGCTTGATCGTGGTCGCCGCCGCCGGCAACGATTCGACGAGCGCATGCAAGAGCTCGCCGGCTCACGTCGAGCAAGCCGTCACCGTGTTCGCGACGGACGACGGCGACGGGCTCGCCTATTTCTCGAATCACGGCACGTGCACCGACATCGGAGCCCCGGGCGTCGATATCAAGAGCGCGAGCCGAGGCGACGCCGGAAGCGCGACGATGAGCGGCACGTCGATGGCTTGCCCGCACATCGCCGGGACGATCGCGCTACACGGCGGCGTCGAAGAAGCGCTCGCGGCCGCCACGGCCGACGTTCTCTCCGGCGGCTTGAACGACTCGCCGAACGTTCTCGGATACTCCGGGCCGTGAGAATCGCCGCCGCCGTTCTCATCGCCTTGCTCGCCGCGCCGACGTTCGCCGGCGTCAAGGAATATCGCGAGCAACACCTCGCCGACAATGTGCGGATGATCGAGCTCCTCGAGGCGATCGCCAGCGCCGGAGAGGCGCCGCCCGGCGACCCGCCGCCGCCCGGAGATCCTCCGCCTTGCCCGGATTGCCCGCCCGGGATGAGCGAAGAAGACGCGAAGAACCTCGACGCGATGCACCGCTATCAGGTCCACATGAGCTCTCAGAGAAATCACGTCACACGGTGCGGGATCGTGCCATCGAAGACGTTCGGAGCGTGGCATGTGGACTATTGGACCACGGCCGGGAACGCCAAACCCGCGTGCTCGAAAACGGGCTTCGACGCCTATCACGCGGGCGTCGATTGGGCGCTCGCGAATTGCGGGCGGCTCGGCGAGTGTCAGTAGGCGAAAAAAAAGGCCGGCGGAGATCTCCGTCGGCCTTTTTTCATTCGCCTCTAATTGGTAGCAGGCAAAACCGGCCACGTCACGACTTCACGCGCCGGAAAGAATCGTAGAAAACCCGCTCGAGCTCGGCGTCACTCGGTGCGACTTCGGCCGCTCGGCCCTCGCCGCTTAACAGCCCGAGTTCGGCCGCGTACTCACACAGCGAACCCCGGTCAACCGACATGCCGTCACCAATGACGCGCAGCACGGCCGCGCCGAACGCCGCGCACCTTTGTTCTAGCTTCTTCATTATTCGCGCTCCAATTCTGGCGCCTCGAGGGCGCCGGTTACGTGTTGAACCGAACGGCCTCGGCACGCTCGGCGGCCAATTGCTCTTTGTGACGACACCGCGACACGACGAAGAACCACGCGAAACAGAAGACGACGCAAGCCGACGCCCACAAGAGGGCGATCAAGAAAAGCATTCGCATTTCTTTCTCCCTTCTCATTTTCAGGCGGCCGGAGCCGAGATCATGTTACCCGCTTGCGCGGCGTACGGATTGTGCGTCTCTCCGTCTTCGAGCCCGACGGGCCCGAACGCCTCGCCGACGGCCCTCACGAGCGCGAGCGCCCGCGGGAGATTCTTCTCGGGACCGAAGAGCAAGAGCGTTCCATCGGCGGAGTAGTGGCCGAGCTCGGTCGCTCGCATCATCCGCTTCGTGGAGTTTACCCGGCCACAGTGTGTCCACTTGCCGCGCTCGTTCGCCTCGGCGACAATCCGGCCGACGGGCTCGGAGAGCTTCCATTCCGTCGAGCCGCCGGTGAAGATCGCATCGAACCGATCCCACGGGAGCGGCCCGAAGTTCTCGGCGCCGTCTTGAATCACGAGGGCGGCCGGGAACCCGCGCCGGCGAATCTCCTCGAGCACGGGCTCGGAGCGCTCCCAAGTGGCGGCGAAGTCTCCGACGACATCGGGCGCCGTCGCGAACATGCAAGCCGTTTTCGCCTCGAGAGTGAAGCCGTCGAGCCAGTCTAGATACCGCTCGAGATCGAAGCGCTCGCCGGCGGTGAAACAGCCGTTATCGGCCGCCCAATAAGACGCTTCGGCGACGTCGAAAAACTCGGGCCGGTGTGAATCGGGAGTGACGATCGCGCCGAGCGTTCCGACGCGGAGAAGATCGAACGTGTTCGCTGTCGGCGGCGTGAGATACATCAGCGGGCCGCCTTCTCGAAAATGGAACCGGCGAACGAGTGGCCGCGAGCCTCCGCGACGAGGGCCTCGAGGCCGGGAACCCAATCGGCACAAGGAATGCCGTAGAGCGCCTCGATGATCGCGGCGAATTCTAGCGTCGGCCTTTGATCACCGCTGGCGATCCTCGAGATTGACGCTTGAGAAACGCCGAGGGCTTCGGCTACGAGTGATTGGCGGCCCTTAGTCGCGGCCTTGAACCGCTCCCGGGCGTCGTCGGTCGGTCGTTTCGGTGATGTCTGTGGCATATCGCGCTCCTATTCGCTGCCGTTGTTGGGTGTGTGTCCAGTGCTCAATATACCTCGGGCGTATACGGATGTCAAGCCCGGCCCGGATCGCCCTTTCGCCGGCAGGCTACAATGGGCCCCGATGAAGGGACGAAAGCCCAAGCCCGCCGCGCTCAGAGCCATCGACGGCGGCCGCTCGAGGCGCGGGAAGAAGAAAGCGGCCCGGGCCACGAAGGCCGCCGGAGGGTGCTCTCCGCCCGTGTGGCTCACCGGCTACGCTCGCCGCGAGTTCAAGATCAAGGCGAAGCTCCTCGAGGCCGTCGGGCTCCTCGCCGAGATAGATCGAGATCTCCTCGCCGGCTACTGTCAACAGCTCGCCCTATACCGCGAAGCGACCGAAGAGCTCGAGGCGACCGGCGGGCGCGTCTTGAAGACGGAGAAGGGCTCGCTCTACTTCAACCCGTGGCATGGGATCCAAGGGAAGGCGCTCGAGCGGCTCCTCAAGATCGCCGCCGAGTTCGGCATGAGCCCAAGCGCGAGGATGCGGGTTCGGCCGGGAGAGCCCGCCGCGGCGGATCCGATCGGGGATCTTCTCGGAGGAGATTAGGCCTTGAAGAGCTCGGCGCCGGATCCCGCGCTCGAGTATGTGAGCCAAGTGATCGACGGCGAGATCGTCGCCGGCGAGCTCGTGAGGCTCGCTTGCGAGCGACACCTCGAGGATCTCAAGACAGCTCAGGGCCGCGGCCTCCGGTTCGATGTCGCGCTCGGGAACCGGGCGATCAACTTCTTCGAGCTCGGCCATCATATCCGCGGCCGGTGGGCGCGCGGCGCGTGCACGTGTGTTTCGGATCCGGCGCGATGCCCGTCGAGAATCGAGCTCCTACCGTGGCAGAAGTTCAACGTCGCCTCGGTCTTCGGGTGGCTCCGGGCCGGGAGCTCCGGCGGGTGGGTGAGGCGCTTCGTCGAGTGGTATCTACAGGTCGCGCGGAAGAACGCGAAGACGACGATCGGAGCGCTCGCGGGCCTTTACCTGTTGACGATGGACGACGAGCCCGGCGCCGAGGTCTACTCCGCGGCGACGAAGAGAGATCAGGCTCGGATCATGTGGGATACGGCCGCCGAGATCGCACGAAGGACGCCCGGCCTCGCGAAGCGAATCGCTCTCCCAAAGCCCGGAGCTCGCAACGTCGCGAACATGCACGTATTGAGCACGGCCTCGAAATTCGAACCGCTCGGCGCCGACGCGGACACCACCGACGGCCTCAATCCGAGCGGAGCTCTCATCGACGAATTCCACGCTCACAAGACGGGAGATCTCGCCGACGTGTTGACGAGCGGCACCGGCGCCCGCGATCAACCGCTCGTCGGATACTTCACGACGGCCGGGCTCAACGCCGACCCGACGACTTCGGCGTGCCGCGCGCAGCGCGACTATTGCGCGATGGTTCTCCGCGGCGAGCTCGAGGATGATTCCGTGTTCGCCTATATCGCCGAGCTTGACGAAAGCGACGAGTGGAACGATCGCGACGTGTGGGCGAAGGCGAACCCGATGCTCGGCCACTCGATCATGCTCGAGGAGCTCGAGAAGTGGGCCACGAAGGCCGAGCGGATGCCGCGCGAGCGGGCCACGTTCAAGGCGAAACGGCTCGATATGTGGGTGGACGGCGCCGGCTCGTGGCTCGAGCTCGACGAATGGAACGCCTCGCCGGCTTGCGACCCGATCGACGTCGCCGCGCTCCACGGGCGCGAGTGTTTCGGCGGGCTCGATCTTGCGAGCCGAAAAGATCTGACGGCGTTCTCGCTTCTCTTTCCGCCTCTCGAGCCCGACGATCCCTATCAAGCGCTCGTGTGGTTTTGGTCGCCGGAGAGGATGATCAAGCAGCGCAAGATTCAGGATCGCGCGATTCTCACGTGGCTCGATCAGGGCTTCATCGAGGCGACGGAGGGAAACACCGTGCACCTCGGCTTGATCCGGAAACGGATCAACGAGATCTCGGCGCCGTTCAACGTGCGAGAGATCGGATTCGACCCGTGGAACGCCGCCGGCATTCAGACCGATCTCACCGATGACGGGTTCCTAATGGTGGAGCTTCGGCAGGGATTCGCTACACTAAGCCCACCGACGAAAGAGCTCGAGACACTCGTTCTCGATCGCCGGCTGCAACACGGAGCGAATCCCGTGCTCACGTGGAACGCTCGAAACGCCCGGGTGAGAACCGATCCGAATGAAAATCTCATGATCTGCCGACGTCGCAGTACCGAGAAAATCGACGGGCTCGCGGCGCTAATTTTCGCCCTACAACGGAAGATGAAGCCGGCCGAATCTCAAACGCCGAGCCGTTACGAGAACCCGGGCGCGGAGATGATTGTCGGATGAAGTGGATCGCCGCGAGGAGTGAAGCCGTTCAAGGCCTCGCCGGCGTCGCGCTCGTGGCCGTTGGCGCGGGAATGTTTGACTACCGCATAGGGCTCGCCTCCGCCGGCGCCGCCGTGCTATTCGATCTGTGGATCGGGAGAAAGTGAAGCCTATGAGCATTCTCAAGAGCCTATTCGCCGGCGAGAAACGATCGAGCCTCGAGAACCCATCGACAAGCCTTCTCGAGTGGGCGAACAATGGCAACGAGACACACTCCGGAATCAACGTCTCGAAGGATTCGGCGCTTCGCGTTTCGGCGGTGTTCGCTTGCGTGAGGGTGATCGCCGAGACGATCGGAACGCTTCCGCTCAAAGTCTACGAGCGCCGAACCGGCGGCGGCCGCGACGAGGCGCCCGATCATCCGCTCTATGACGTGCTCCACACCCGGCCGAACGAACAAATGTCATCGGTGACGTTCTTCGAGTCTGTCGTCGGCCACGTCGCGACGTGGGGGAATTCGTTCTTCGAGGTGGAGCGAAACAACGGCGGGCGAGTGATCGGCTTGTGGCCGTTGCTCCCGAACGAGACGCGCGTCGAGCGGAAGAACGGAGAGAAGCGCCTTCTCTGGAGAGACAAGCCGCTCCCCGATCGCGTCGAGTGGATCCACGTTCCCGGGTTCGGGTATGACGGCGTGCAAGGCTACAGCCCGATCGAGTATGCCCGGCAAACGATCGGATACGCCTCGGCGCTCGAGGAGCACGGCTCCCGGTTCTTCGCGAAGGGCGCGCGGCCGTCGTTTTTCATTACGACCGATAAGGTGCTCGGCGACGAGGCCGAGGGCCGGATCCGGCACAGCGTCGAGCGCGCGGTGTCGGGAATGGAAAACGCTTGGCGCGTCGGTGTGCTCGATGAGTCGATGGGAATCGAAACGGTCGGGATCCCGCACGACGCCGCGCAGTGGCTCGAATCGCGCAAGTTCACCGTCGAAGATATCGCCCGGTTCTACCGGATGCAGCTCCACAAGATTTCGAGCCTCGAGAAGGCCGACTTCTCCAACATCGAGCAACAAGCCCTCGAGCACATAACCGACACGCTTCGCCCTTACACGGTGCGATTCGAGCGGGTTCTCAATTGGGAGCTCTTTCCGCCGGCGGAGCGCGGCCGGTTCTATGCCGAGTTCTCGCTCGACGGCCTTCTCCGCGGCGACTCCGAGGCCCGGTGGAAAGCCTACACGGCCGCTTGGCAACTCGGGACGATGAGTCAAGACGACATCCGCGACAAGGAAAACATGAACCCGCTACCCGACGGGAAGGGCAAGGATTATTATGTGCCGCTCAACTTCGCGCCCGTCGGATCGACGCCGGCGCCGGCGGCGCCCGCGCGGGCGATCAAGCGCGGCGGATTCCGCGAGATTGTCGCGAAGGTCGAAGTTCCACCGGAGGGCCGCGAGCTCCTCGAGCGTGTCGAGCTCGAGCGACGATCCCTCTCTCGCTACAGCGTCACGCGGGCCGCGATTCCGATCTTCCGCCGGGCGGCCGAGCATTGGGTGAACCGCGAAACTCGAGCCCTACTCCGCGAGATCCGGAAGGCCTTCCGCGACGGCCTCGAGCTCGGCGAGCTCCTCAAGAGAATCGAGGCTTTCTATGAGACGTTCGGCGGCGCGATCCGCCGGGAGATGGTTCCGGTTCTCGAGGGATACGCGGAGACGCTCACGGGCCATATTCGCGACGAGACGGGCCGCGATCCCGATCCGGAGGTGTTCACCGTGCCGGCGATGGTCGAAGGCTATGAGGAGAGCTTCGAGAATCGCTACGTGAGCAAATCGCAAGCGCAGCTCGCCGACATCATCGCCGACGGCGCGAACACGAGCGCCGAGGAGACACAAGCGGCGCTCGAGGCCCGGCTCGAGGAGTGGGCCGATACCCGTGCGCAGAAGGTCGCGAACACCGAAGCCGTTCGCGCGGCGGGAGCCTTCTCGAAAGTGATCTACGCCGGCGTCGGTGTCGAGCTCGTGCGGTGGGTCAACGTCGGGCCCGACACATGTGATCTCTGCGCGATTCTCGGCGGCGTCGTCGTGGGTGTGCGCGAGTTCTTTCTCGAGCCCGGCGACACCGTAGATCCGGGGCCCGATTCACCGACGACCCCGCTTCGAGTTAAATCGCCGAAGGGACATCCGCCACTTCACACCGGCTGCGACTGCATTCTCGTAGCCGAAACCGAATAGGAGCTCCGAAGATGAAGAGAGAAAAACGAGCGAATCCGACACCGCGGCCCGAGCTCCGCGCCGCAAGCGAGGAAAGCCCGGCGGTGATCGTCGGGCTCGCCGTTCCGTGGGATCACGAGATCGAGCTCGCGGGCTTTGGCGAGCCCGTGCGCGAGGTCTTCCGGCGCGGCGCCTTCGGGGCCGTCGAGGATCTCGAGGGCGTCATCGTGACGATGGAGCACAACGTTGATCGGCTCCTCGGCCGCGTGCCGATGACGGCGAAGCTCACCGATCGCGATGACGGGCTTTGGTATGAGGTAGAGCCGCCGTCGAACGCCGTCGGTGAGGTCGCGATCGAGTCGATCTCCCGCGGCGATATCAACGGCGCCTCGTTCACGTTCTCCGTGCAACCGGAGGGCGAGAACCTCGCGCGAGACGAGGAGACGGGCGCTCTCCTCCGCGAGATCGTCGAGGCTTCGCTTTTCGAGGTCGCTCCCGTCGCCTTCCCGGCCTATGGAGCCGCCACCTCCGCAGAGGTCGATTCCCGCTCTATCGAGGCCGCTCTCAAGGCCGCCGATCACGAGCTCGCCGCGCGGCGCCGGATCGCCCTAGATCTCCGCCGCCGGCGTCAGGATCTCTTGAGCCTGCGGCTCGGGTAAAGCCCCGATCCCACCTCAAAGCCTCCGGCCGGGCAGTGGCGGCGCCCGGCCGGTTTGCTACACTCGGCGAGAAGACATCGGGCGGCCGCTCTCGAGCGTGACCGCGGGAGCCCTTCGGCGGAAGGGCGAGCTCGCCGAGATCGAGCACCGCGGAAACGACATCGGCCGCCACCCGCGAACCGAATTCGCCGAGCGAAGCCGGGCGCGACGGAACCCAAATGCGGGGACCGTGGCCTCGGCTTTGTTGCATGTGGCGCGCTCCCCTCCGAGAAACCTAGAAGGGGAAATATTCATGATCCAAGCGATCCAGAAGCTCGAGCGCGAGAAGTACGATCTCGCGATGCGAGCCGAGAAGATCCTCACCGAAGCAATGGCTCGAGAGAATCCGGGCATGACGGACGAGGAAGAGGCCACGTTCGACAAGATGCACGAGGATATCGAAGCCCTCAGCAAGCGGCTTCGACAGATGAATCAACAGCACACCGTGAACGCCGCCCTCGAGGAGAGCCGCGGTGTGGTCGCCGGGAAGGCCGACGTCGGATCAACCGCCGACGACGCGCCGAACGTGCCGGATGCGCTCGACACCTATCTCCGGAAGGGCTCCGGGGCGCTCACCGCCGAACAGCGCTCTTCGCTCGAGTTCGAGCCCGACGGCGTGACGTGCCAGCTTCCGAACATTCAACGGAACCTGATTCACCGCGTGCCGGAGGCCCGCGAGCTCGTGCAATCGTCCGACGGCCTCGGCGTTATGCGGCTCCTCGCGATGCTCGAGGCCGAGAAGCGCGCGCAATCGGTCGGAACCGACTCCGAGGGCGGCTACACCGTGCCGGAGGGCTTCTTCGGCCAGCTCACGGAATCAATGCTCGCGTGGGGCGGCATGCGTCAGGCGCGCTCTTTCATCCTCCGCACCGCCACCGGGAACACGCTCCCCATGCCGACGGTCAACGACACCGGAAACTCGGGCGCGCTCCTCGCGGAGAACACGCAAGATTCCGAGCAAGATGTCACGTTCGCCGAGATCTCTCTCGGGGCGTACAAGTACACCTCGAAGATCATCCGCGTCTCGAAAGAGCTTTTGCAGGATTCGGCGTTCGATATCGCCGGCTATCTCGCGAAGGCCTTCGGAACCCGGATCGGCCGGATCACGAATCTCCATTACACGACCGGCGACGGGAGCGGCAAGCCGAACGGCGCCGTCACCGCCTCGAGCGTGGGTGTCACCGGAGCCGACGGGACGCCCGACTACGATCACACGTATCTCGAGATGCTCGATCTCAAGCACTCCGTCGATCCCGCCTATCGGGTCGCCTCCGAGTGGATGTTCAACGACACCGTGTTGCTCAAGACGAAGAAGCTCGCGGACAGTCAGAATCGGCCACTCTGGAATCCGTCGCTCACATCGAACGAGCCCGACCGGATCGACGGCGATCGCTACATCGTCAATCAGGACATGGCGAGCCCGGCGACGACGGCGAAGATCATGCTTTACGGCGATTTCTCGCAGTACGTGATTCGCGACGTGCTCGACATCTCGATCGCGCGCCTCGAGGAGCGCTATGCTGATTTCCATCAGGTCGGATTCGTCGCGATCATGCGCACCGACGCCGATCTTCTCGACGCCGGCACCGATCCGCTCAAGCACTTCGCGAACCCGGCCTAGTTTCGGCCGCTCACCTTCCCACTTAACGGAGGGACGCACACATGAAGATTCGATTTCTCAAATCGTTCTCGACGGGCCGCGGGTTCAAACGCGCCGGCGATGTGGACGATTGGCCGAAGGCGCAGGCCGAGCACTGGGTCGCCGAGGGCGTGGCGGAGCTTGCGAGCTCCCCGCGTCGCGATCCGCCCGTCGAGCGTGCCGAGGCTAAGCCGAAAGGCGAGAAGGCGAAAGCTATCCATATCCGCCGATCGAAGCCGGTTCGCCGGAAGAAGGCGCCGGCCCGGAAGGGTAGTAAATCGAAGTGAGCGCCCGCTCCGTTCTTTCTGTTTCAACTCCGGCGAGCTCCACGAATCTCGTGGAGCTCGCCACGTTGAAAGACGAGCTCGGGATCGTCGCCGATTCCACCGAAGACGCGAAGCTCTCGAGGATCATCGGCCGCGTGTCGCGCGAGCTCTGCGGGCCCGAAGGCCTCGATCGCGAGGCTTGGCGACAAACCTACATCGAGAAGCTCGCCGGCGACGGCGGGCGGCTCATGTCGCTCTCGAGGTGGCCGGTGGAGTCGATCACGTCGATCACTTACGACGGCGCCACCGTGGACGCTTCGACGTATGACGCGCCGACACTCGATAGAGATTCGAACGTGTTCCGCGCCGATGGATGGAACCGAAACGCGCCCACGAATTCGGCTCGCTTTCCGGAGACGGGAGACCGAGCGCTTCTCTACACGATCACCTATGTCGCCGGGTGGCTCATGCCGGGAGAGGTCGCGACCGCAAGCGAGGCCCTCTTGCCCGATGATATTCAGGACGCGGCGATCATGGCGGCCCTCGGCTTGTACCGCGGGCGCGACGTCGAGCCCGGAGTTCGCGCCGAGCAAGTAGAAGGGATGAGCCGCACCTATGCCGCAGAGTTCGAAGCCGGCGAGATCCCGCCGGCTTCTCTTCGGGTGATGCGCGCGTGGCGGTAGGCTCTACACGCCGATTCCGAAACAGCGCTCGGCGACTCGTGCGCGCGTTCGGCGACGGCCTCACGGCGACGATCACTCACTTCTCGACGATCGTTGACTCTCAGGGAAACGTCCCGCCGGTGTGTCTCGTCGATGGCGCCGTGGCGGCCGGCCTCAAGACGGTCACGCTCGACGCGGCGCTCGGCTTGTCGGGCCGTCTTGCTCGAGGCTCGACGCTCAGCTTCGGCGGGCATGCAACGGTCTACACCGTCGCCGCCGACGTCATCGCGCGAACGAACGAGCTCACGGGCGTCACGTTGACGACGAAGCTCACGAGCTCGCTCGCCGACGACGAGGCCGTGACGTTCGTGAGCCTGATCGAAACGTTCACGG